CATCTCTTAATGCCTGTTTTTTAGAAACAATATCTGTTGTACTAGCTGAAGTTTCCTGTGCTTTTTGAAATTCAATATCAAGAGCTTCTAATAAAGGTGTTCTTGCTTCTCTTATTTTATTTTTATGAATTTCTCTAGCTTTCGCCATGTCTATACCAAATCCCATAATTTACTCCGTATAAGTCCAAGCATTTCTGAAGCTCCTATCGGTAGGAATAACAGATTTATCTACAATATACGATGTTTTTCCAGTTGGTACATCTTTATCTCTTATTTGTTCAAGTGTTAAACCACAATTATCTGATGGAACAACTATTGCAACGCTGCCATCATCTGCGGTGTAAATGATACGTTTGTCAGAATTAGCCATCAGTTTTTTCTTTTATTATACATAGCTTTTATTGGTCGCCAAATACTGCTGCGGTAACTCTGTTGGAATCTGCTCGACTACCAGGGTTAGCATTAGGAGTTTCAATAGTTATTCTAAAACCACTACTGCTATAAGGTGAGTTCATAAGTCCAACTTGTCGTGTATTAGAACCACCAGGATTGTCATGATTATGAGTAACTACTGCTGCATAGTTACTATTTGCCATTGCAGTACTGAAATTAACAGCATAATCTCCAGTTCCATTATCTACTATTGAACTCACATTAAAATCATCTCTTATAGAAACAGTTCCAGTTCCGTCAAAATTTACCCATGCTTTTGCTCTACCTTGCTGTATTTGTACTGGAGTTGACCCATTACTACCTGATGAATCTTGCAAGTTCGTAACTCTACTATTTGTAACTGTGATTGTTGAGAAAGAAGTATGCGTGCTACCTCTATTTATTGAAGTTCCAAATAAAGTAAATAACGTACCATTAATGTTTGATGACGCTATTGATCCAGTTATACTTCCAGATACAGTAAGAGAGCTTAGTGTTCCTACTGAAGTTAAACTAGAGGCGGTAATATTACTAGCTAATGTATTTCCTGTTAACGATGTTCCAGCATTAGAAACGGTAGCGAAACTTAAATTACCAGAACCATCTGTCTGTAAAAATTGTCCTGCTGATCCATTACCATTAGGCAAAGTTAACGTAGGATTTGTAGTAAGTGTATCTGGAGCACGAAGATTTATTGAATGACTGCCGTCAGCATCAGCAAAATATAATCCTTTAGTGTTACCACCAAAATTGTTTATAGTAATACCATTAGAATCAATGGATGTAACACGATTACCACCTACAGCAAAACTAATTCTATTAGTTCCACTTCTAAACATTCCTGTATCGGGGTCTTGGTCAAATGAGTACGCTGGTGAGGCATCTTGAGATGCGTCATCTGCTAATATTTGACCTGTCATCGTACCACCGCTTAACGGTAGTAATCCTAAATTAACAGTATTTACTGGCCCGATTGTTGTAAATCCATTATTAGCAGAGTTTCTTATTTTTAAATTATTATTATCTGCTGTATCAACATAAAGCATAAATGCTTCTGGATTTGCAGGATCAGAACTACCACTATTTAATGTCTTGATTGCACCAAATACTGCATTAAGATCACTTCTTACAGAAGCTCCCGAAGCATTGGCAATATTATAATCTGATACTTGAGCCATTTATAAAAGATTTTCCTCCATATTACACCCCTTTACCATATCCCACAGCTTGAAATGTAAAACTCCTGTCAACGAAACTTGAACCATTTTTAATACTTACAGTAAATCCTGTACCAGAAACACTTGTTACCGTAAAGAAATCACCTGATTGAGCATTTTGAATTGTTATTCCTATTGTAGGTAAGAAAGCATTTGCTCCTCCTAAAGATGAAGTGCCGACAAAAAATGGTGTTCCAAAAGTAACTGTTTTTGCTGATGTACCTGATTGTTGTGGTGCGGTAGAAGTACCACCTCCTGTTTGGTAATTTTGTTCAGTTCTTGATTGGAACTCTGCTGTAAATCCTGCTTGCTGCACGTTCATATTTTGTGCAGTATCACTAGTCTCAAGTATTAATTTGAATTTAAACCTTCTACCTCTAAAAGTACCATTTGCAAAGTTATTAAACGCTCCAAAACTTCCTGATGCTGTTTGTGATGTTGCAACTTGTATCTGACAGTTTGCTTCATCTGCTGCTGCACCATCAAAGTTACCATTTAAAGCATAATCATCCCAGTTAATGCCAGGTGGCCCAGGAATTATAGTTTCAATATCTTGACCAATAATAAAACCAACAGAACGTATCACTCTCTTTAAATCAAGAGAAAATACAGCACCTAAATCTTCAATGTCTTTAAATTCATACTGTCCTCTTAAACCTCTATCTATAGATACATTTCCACTTGTGGCAATAGTATTGGAGGCTGTAATCGTTAAAGTATTTGCATCAGGAACAGAAACAACAGTATATTCTCCAGTTATTGATTGACCACCACTAAAGTTAAACTTTAAAAATTCACCAACAATAATTCCATGAGATGTACTTGTAATAGTAATACTTGTACCTGCAACTCCACTGCCTACTGGATTTGCGTTATCTTGTACATAAGTTCCTGTTTTTACAACTGTTGGATCTGTTAATTGTAAAGCATCTGTTCCTCCTGAGCTTGCAGCACTAAAAATAGTATTAGTTTTAGTTCCTTGAAATTTAGGATTTGTTAAATCTTCTCTGGTACTTGTACCATCTATAATAATTTGAGTATCAATAAGATCAGGTAAATCTTGAATAATACTTGTTTCTCCTAAACTAAAATTACCTTGGTCATCTTGAAACTTAAGAATATACTCGCCTTCTAAAGATGGAACTACCACATCTGTTGTGTTTCCAGCTAACGCAGTAACAAGATCAACTGAGTTTTGAAACGTACCACTGCCATTAGTTAAGTTACTGTGTCTAACATATACTCTTCCTCCATGTAAGACATCAGGATCTACAGATTTTGCCCATCTTAGCCTTACCAATTTATTAGTAAGAGGCTCCATGGATAAATTTTGAACATTTCCTGGAGGTGTTGTTTTACCAACAGCATTGAAAGTTAAGTCTGAGGATGTTGCTGAAAGTTCCAATGCAGCATTATAAGAAAAAACTTTAAACTCATAAGTTCCTGCTTCTGTATTTGTAATCTCAAAATCTGGTCTAAATACAATTTCACTTACCCAGTTAGTATTATTAAATCTATATTGAACAAGATATTGGCTTACACCTGTAACTGTTACCCAAGATAAAATTAGTTTAGTTACTGCTAGAGCATTGATTACAACAATTCTTTCAAATGCTTGTAGGTTTCCAGGAGGGTCTTTTGGTTCATTTAATAATGATATATTTCTTGCAGGTAAACTTACTCCCTGTTCAATATTTGCATATTTACCCTCAATATAAGTAAGTGCTGTTATTGCATAATTAATACCATCTTGTTCTTCTACAGATACTACTCTAAAAGTTTGTGCTTCTAGAGTAGAACTTTGTAGCAACCATATAGCATTTGCATTTGGTGCTTCTGTAAACGAAGAGTTACCTGTCGATCCATCTTTTCTCGTTACATTATTGACAGTTATAACAGAGCCAACAATGCTTGTAACAGTTCCAAATTCAACGCTTCCATCAGGTAATATAACACTGCATTTTTTATCCGTTCCAGTAAATGTATTTAAATCTGTTGTGTTATCAACTGTGATCTGCGTAGTGGATGCTGTATTTATACGACCAGACCTACGAAATCCTGCTCGAACAGGATCATTAATACTAATAACAGCACCAGGTCTGACGATTGCACCAGCATCTATTGATGTTGTAAAACTTACGACTTCTGATTCATTTTGTTCACTGAATAATATTGCTTTACCTAATCTATGAGCCTGTCCACGAGAAGTACAGGCAAAGGCTTTTATATCTTTTTTTACTATTCCTAATTTTGCTTGTGCAGCAGTATCTTCTATAACCTCGTAATCTATTTCCTTGCTATCCATATTGAAATAACTAACAGATATAACAGTATGTCTTTGTTTTAAACTGCTACCAGAATAGGAAAAACCAGCTTCACCTACGTTTGCCAAACTAAATAAATAACTTGAATCTGTTGGCTTATCTTGAGTAATCGTAACTGAACCTTCAGACCATATAGGGAAACATCTCATAACACCAGCTAATTCATTTATTAACTGATACGCTTCCATAGATCCTTGAATATTCACATTGCAACTAAATCTTGGTTCACTTGCTCCAGGTTGTGTCGGATCATCGAGAAGAAAGCTTGAGTATCTACTAGCTGCTACAAAACTAAATAAATCAAGATTATCATCTGTAATATGAGTACCAAATCCATACCTCTCAGTAGTTAAAAGGTCAAGCAGCACCATCGCTGGATCGCTGCACCATTGGGCTGCTCCCATTGTTCCATTAAATATATAGCCTGCTGGATAGTGTATAAATCCAAAGGTAGTGCAAGTTCCTAATCCTAAAGAAGTAGCTATAGCTTGATTTGAAACTACAGTAGGAGTACCAGAATTTGATGCTCCTGCTCCTGGGATTCTTACTTTTACGCCACGAATACGAAAAGCACGTTTTGGTATAGAACTAAATTGCTCAGAATCTATCCTTAAATTTGTATATGCACTATTAGGGTAAGTCTGTTTATCGTCAACAATTTCACCAATACTTGTAAAATTAAATTCATCTACTAACTCATTAGATGCACTATCTTGCGTCAATCTAACTAGCTTTATATCAACAGGAAAAGCTCCCGATAAATTTACACGATACTCTTTACTATAGGCATCAGCAGTACGGCCAGTAATTGTGTCTGATAAAACATCACTAAAACCACCACTGTTATATTGAACCTGTATTTTTAAATCAACAGTTGAACCTAATATGTCTCCGTCATCTGTAATTTTTTGTAGCACAGGAAATGTAATAGTAACTTTTACAGCATCAACATTTGTATTTGATACCCTTCTAGTTACACCGTTTGCTTCTCCAGAGACAACAGTTCCAGCAGGGTTAGTAGGTGTTCCACCTACAGATGAAGTAGATACACTGCCCTCAATACCTGGAATGTGATCTTGGTTTGACGTTCCAAAACGAGGTGTAAGCTCAACATTCTGAAAGTTAAACTTTGATGCCTGTGGATTTGTATTACTAGCACTAGAATCTAAAATAGGAGTATCGTCAAAAAATATATCTTTTAATGCTGCATTGTTATATGCGGAACTTCCTTTTGTAAGTCCTGCTTTAGAGGGAGTAGCAAAACCTTCTATTTCTCCTTCAGATAATAAATCTTGAATAGAAGCAAATTGTCTACTATTTAAAGTATCAGGTGCTCTAGTAGGTTGTCGAGGCGGTTTAGGCGGACCACCAGATCCTCTAATAATTTTTGTCATTGAGATACCACCTGATTCGTGTCGATACCAGCAGAAATAACAACTGATCCTGTTACTATTTCACCATAAACTATTGGATGAGAAGTACCAGCTCTGGATGTATTTTGAACTCCAGAAAAACTAAATGATATTCTGGGATCTTCTTCGTTATTAAATTCTTGTGGCTTGGGTAAAGGAAATAACATTTCACTAACACCTGATAATACTAAAGCTATACCTAAATTACCTGTAGCTACAGCAAGACCACCTCCTGCTGCAAAAAAACCTGCACCTGCTACGGGTGCAAACCCTCCTGTTGCCAACGAAACACCAATTAACGTTACTCCTAATAAAGTTTTTCCTACACCTCCACCTGCACCACTAATAACAGGAACAATACTTATATCTGATTGTCCTATTGGATTATTTATTTCAGTCTCATCAATATCATAATCAGCAACTAGTACTTGATAATTACGGTTTGCCATGTGTGCTTCTAATTTAGGAAAGTTACTTATCAGAAAACGTATAGCATCAGCAGTTGAATTTATAACAGCATCTAATTCTTTATAACCTACAAAGTCAGCAAGTTCTCCATAAAGTTTAACTTTGTTGAGCATAGCGATACCTCTTACCAGTACATTTTAACAACCATTCAGAGTAAGGCTCTCTACAAGATAGTCTATCTGCTAAATGATGTAAAACCATGTCTCCAAGAAAAATAGCTACATGATTTAAAGTTGGGTGCAATATTGACATTAATAATACATCGCCTTTTTCTAACTTTTCGTCTGATCTAAGTTCTCTGAAACCTGTTCGCCAAGCGTAATGTTCAAATAAAGGATCTTCTAAAAATTCCTGTGGTGTCATTGTTCTTGCATAATCCTTTAGTTTTATACCTTTTTCCCGTTTATACCAATCAACGACTAAACTCCAACAATCAGTAACACCCCAGACCCAAGGTCTACCTAATAAATCTGGAACGTAACCTTCTGGTTTACATTCTCCCCATTCTTCTGTTTTAGGATTAACAATATGCCAAGGCAATTTACTATGCTCACAACTAATACGATCAGCTTGACTTGGAATTGGTGGTGTTAACGGATGACTATGAACAACAGCAATAATTTCACCTATATTATCAGCCTTAACATAATCTTCTGGATCAATAATAAAACACTGATTATCTGTAATCGAAAGATTACGACATGGATAGTATCGTTCTTTACCTTTTACATTTAATAACAGTCCACAAGACTCTCTAGGATCTTCACGTTGAGCATGAAGTAGTGCTTTATATTTCCAGCTCATTGAACAAACGTACCAATACTAGGAAATAAAGCACGGGTGCATTGACGTTTTGGTGCTCGAACTCCAGCCATATCAATAGCTCCTGCTAGTTCAAATTCCACTACTTCTCTATTCTCGGCTGCCTTTCTATCTATGGTATAAATCTGACGTTTAAATTCTGCTGTAGGATCTGGTGTTCCAAGTGGGTTTGTGTTGCCTGGGAAATTAACCGCATCAATAAATCTTGCCATTGTTCTTATTCTTGTAACAGTAGCACCTGTCAGATCATTACCTGTTGTTGTTTGGTTAACAGTCAAAAGAATCGCAGATATTGTCCCTAATGCGTTACTTACTACAAGTTTTGGTCTAGGAATCTGACCACGTTGATATGCAAAACCAGTAGCTTCTATAGGAAATCTTTGATAAGCATTACCAGCCCAAACTATCTCTCCATTTGCATTAAGATTAGATCCAGAATGGAATCTATATATTGTTGTCGCACCATGTAAAGAGTTATCTAGCTGTAATGTAAAAAGTTCAATAATAGCAGAGGGGTTTATTTTTTGAACTTCACTGAAAACAGGGCCAGTACTCATGGTTCAAATACCTCCCTAAATGTTGCCTGTATCGTTGCTCTGTTTACATATGGTATAGATTTTGACCATGCTTCGCAAACAAATTTAGATGAACTAGCCTCTCCTGGTGGGGTAAAATCAAAACTAGCACTATCATTTGCTCTTGCGTCTAAAAATGTTTCTATAGTATCTGCATCTGTTTCTGAAACATTAAAAGTTAGATTAAATACTTTTGGATTTTGATGTTGAGCCAATCCAAACAATATTCTATGTTCATAACCATCAGCAAAACGTACTGTTCTAGTATTTGGCTGTGATCTTTTTTGCTGCCCGTATGTTGGAGTAATTGAAGGAAAGGTAGCCATTATGCAAGTAAACCTCCAGGTCTTTTCTGTTGTACTAATTCAGATTGTATAGCAACTGATATAAGACGACCAAGTTCTCTACCTTGTTGTTCATCTCCTTCTACAGAGGAACCAGAAGCATCTACATTTACAACAATATTTGTCGAACCACCAAGAGCATGATTTGGTGTAATCATTCCAGAAACACCTGGACTAAACATCTCAGGTCCACGTTCTCCTACAAGATATGACTTACCGCCTTTAACTGGCCCTCCTTCTGCTTTTGGTGTGATATTAAAAGAACCTTTGGGTAAAACTGATGGAATACCAGTACCCTTAAATCCAGGCTTCATAGGTGGAGGAGCTTTAAAACCACCACCACCACCGCTTAACATACCGCTAAAGATACCAAAAATACCTGATCTTATTTGTGCGGCTAATATTTTTGCAGCCATATCTAAAAAATGATCTGCTGTTCTATTAAATAAGTTTCGTAGTGCTTCTTGAGCAGTCATTGAGCCTCTAACAATTCCTTTAAACGATTCGGAAAAACTTGCCCCAATACTTTTTCCAAGAGCATCAACTTGAGTTAAAGGATCTATTAACTTCTGTAACTCATCTTTAGGTGCTTGAATAATCAATGCCCTTCTAACAGATTCATTAAAGTCTCTTTGTGCTTCTATATTTTTCTTTACTAAGTCTAGTCTTTTTTGAAATCTCTCTTCTACAGTTCCGAGTCTATTTTCTAATTGCCCTTCAGCCGTAGTCAATTTAAGTGTAGCTCTCTGTGCTTCTTCAGTCATCATCATAAATTCTTTTGTATGTTGAAGTGTCTCTGGGTCAAATATTGCTAAAGTTAAGGCTCTTGCATTTCTTACATCTTCTTTTGAAGGTTTTACTGCTTCTATCTCTTTCCTTATACTTTTTTCATTTTTTATCGCTTCAGCAAATATAGAAGCCTCTTTCAATCCTCTTTGTTCTAAAATTTCTAAAGATTGTTTTGCTTGTTTAATGCCTAGCTCATTCTTTTGAAACAACGTATCTACTGTTGTTATAAATGTCTTTGCATCCTTGTTTAAATTTGCGTATAGGTTAAATGTTGATCTATCCTTAAATGTTTCTGCTAAAGCTAAAGAAGATTGAGCACCGAAAGCAGCAAACGCATTAGCAGCTTGCAATGCTTCTTCCTTTGTAATTTTCATTCTCTTTGCTAAAGAGGTTACCTCACCAGCAGTAATCCGAGAAGTGCCCCCAGTTCTTTCAATAACCTCATTTACTTTTTCTACTTCTTTTCTAAATTCTATTGCTTCAGTAATTAAAGTAAGCAAAGCAGTTGCTACAAGACCTCCTGCAAATCCACCAGTTTGGCCTCCGATTGCTCCTCCAAGTAAGCCACCACCAAAACCAGCAGCAGCACCCAAGGGTCCTTGCCCAAATAACAATGGAAACGCACCACTTATTAATGCTCCTGATACTATGCCTCCTCCACCACCTCCACCTCCAGTGGCTACAGTTGTGGTTGCTTTAGGTTTTCCAGCAGACCTAGCTACGTTTCTGGCATTAATGTTTCTGGTAGTTTGATTTTCTATTCTGCTTTGCTTTTGCTTTTCTCTAGTTATTTGCTGCTCTTTCCTAAAAGTTCGTGTTGCTACAGCTAACTTATCTCTCTCCGTTTTTAGAACAGTTTTTCCAGCCCCTCGCTGACCCATTGCAAGCTCATTTAATTTTTTTATTCTTCGCTCCAGGTTTCCTATCTGCTGGTTAATTTTCCGAACATCTAACTTAATATTTACTTCGTAATTAGATCCAGCCACTAATTTAGATAAAACATTGATTCTAGTTTAGCGTACCTTACGATATTGAGCTTTCTTTTGTGCATCTTGATAGGCTTTTTCTTCTCTTTCGCCTTTTAATTTAAAATAAGCGTTCCAGCCATACAGTTCTTCTAGGCTCATATTTTTCTTTAGGTAAGCTAATGTTATGCCTAAAGTTTCTGCTACAAAAAACTGCAAGTATAGGTAGTGGTCTTTAATCAGTTGTGCTTTTTACGGCATCAGGAGTTGCCTCCTCACCCAACTCTTGCATCTTAGTCATAAGCTCTAATATCACTCCTAACGGTATTTCTCTTCTCAAACTGGCCTTGTCTCCTTCAGTAAACAGTCTTTGTCCGCTTTCATCTTCAGCTTTATTTATGATTACTTGAAGAGCAAAGTCTAAGCTGTTTTCATTTTGAACTCTGTTAGAAGCTATTAGAGTATCATTTATTGCATCTCGATCAGCAATGGTTAGTGGTGTCCAGTACACTTGCAAGATTAGTTCCCCATCTTTGTATATAGGGTAGCTACTTCTTTTGCCTATGTTAAACGCTTGCTTTAGCTTGTCGATTGCTCTTTCTGATGCCATAAAATTGAATAGTGTATTCTTATACTATACTACTACTTTATTATTTAAAACCAACTTTTTTAAATGCTTTGTCTATATCTTTGTTGATAAGCCCACCTAACGTAT